CTCAGCATTGTTTCGACAGTATGCATCAGCATCTATCTCCATTCTCCAGTGGGTGAGGGTATGAAGGGTCTGTATCAAAACCATCATACCAATTAACAATACAGGCCCTGCCCACAGGGGGTGCATCATCACCTCACCTGGATCCTTCTTCATGATAGGTAATCCTTACGAGCATGATGCTCTGGAACTATCTTGCCTAACTTGACAACGAGGAGTCCGTCTTCAAAGGTAACGTCTGTGACGTGTGTGTCTTCTGCGATTGTCCACGCCCTAGTGAAAGCTCTCTTCGCCAATCCTCTGTGGATAAACGTCGAGTCCTCCTCGGATTCAGGTTTGGTTCCTTCGACATGAAGTTTTCCATACTCTGTGTAGACATTGACTTCCTCCCTTTTGAATCCTGCTAGTGCTACTTCTAATCTTGACTCATGATTATTCACATGAACAATATTAAAGGGTGGGTAATTACTTGCTTCTATATGATTGAAGCTCTCGAAGTAATCATCCAGCCCTAGCGAGTTGGTAAAAATCTTATCCATCAACTGAGGTAAATCAGCTGCACGGTATCTTTGTATCTTAGACATAATAGTCCTCCTTATTAAGCGAGTGTTGTGATTGGATCCTTTCGGCATCCACATTTATTTATATCACATATGTCAGACACTACCAATAGGGGTATCCGTAATTGGTACATTTGTTACAGTACGGTTTTTGCTAAATAGAAGTAC